GGCGCCCCACAGGACGACCGAGCCCTCCCACAGTTCCGCCTCCTTGATGATCCGGGGCTTGCCATCACGCGCCTCCTCGGAGGCCACGATCTTGAAGCCCACGCTGTGCTGGTTGATGTCCCCGGCCTCGTAGAGCGGCCAAGCTACTTCCCTCCACAGGAAGGTATCACGGTAAGGGGCGACGCCATAGAGGAGATCCCCCTGGACGCCCAGCTCCTCGTACTTGCTGAGGGCGCTGTCGGCGACCCGCCAGCCGTGATCGGTGAGGTGCCAGACCTCATTGGAGCCCTTCGGCCCCTTCAGCTTGATGGTCTTGGTCCAAGCTTCTTGGTCGATCACGTCCCTGTCGCGGTCCTCGCTCTCCATCTGGGAGATCGCCACCTTGACCTTGCGGTTCTTGGTGTCCACGTCCAGGGCCTTCATGTCTAGGATCTTGGTGGTCATGGTTGTAAATGTATTAAAGTTTATTTATTCAGTTTGGTGGAAAACAATCCACAGGTTATTGACATCCCCCTAGATCTTATCGTCCGCCGTGCCAAGGGCGAGGTAAGTGATGAGGGAGATCAGCCCCAGCAGGAAGATCGTCCTCAGCGGGGTGTCGACCAGCTTGAAGCCGAAGGCACCGGAAGACAGGATCAAATAAACGCAGACCGTTGCTAAGATGAAGCAGATCTGCCGGAACAATTTTCTGGTTATCATGGTTTATGTTTTAGCTGGTTATCGATCCACTCCCGGAAGTCGCGCTTCTTCTTCTCAGGATCCGGCACCTCCCACTCGATCACGTCGGGCTGCCCCTCCACGCGGGTGATGGAGATCTCCATCACGGGCCAAGGGGTGCCCTCCTTCACCTCAGGGAAGTCCGGGTGCTCCAGCAGCGCCTCGAAGCGGTCAGCCAGGGGCAGGTACTCGAAGTGAATCATCACAAAGGTCCGGCCGATATAGGCGCGGATCTCCGGGAACTCCCACCAGAAGGGCTCGCTGATCTGGAGGATCGCCCTGCGGCGCTCGTTGGGGGTATTCATGGGGCGGCCTCCTCCTGCGGTCCTGTCAGGGCCAGATGGGCCTCGTCATAGATGTCATCCATCGGTCGGGCGCCGTTGGCCACCACCCAGTCCACTTGGCGGGGGTAGAGCTTCCTCAGATCCTCAAGGCCTTGAGCCCGGTAGACGCGGGAGCCCCCGATCCGTTGGCTCCACAATAGTTTCAGTTTACAGTCTTCGCTTAGTTCCATATAGTTAAAATTTTACCGTTATTCCCCTTGTGAGGGCGTACTCTTCCAGCCTCAGCAGGTTCCTTGACCCTGGGCTGAGGTCGAAGTCCCCGCCGAAGCTCTGGCCGTATCGCTTCCAGAAGTCTTGGCCCTCCTTGGTGCTCATCAGCTCGAAGAGGGAGGTCTCCTTCCGGTTGAAGCGGCTCAGGAGGCGGGGGACGGTCGCCGACCCCGGCGAGGCGTCATACCCGAACCGTGCCCAGGTATAGTAACCGTTGTAGACGGTGTTCCCATACTCGCCCGCAGCATAGACCTCCATCTTCTTGAAGCCGCTGTCCTTGGCCGCCTTGACGAGGTTGGTGAACAGCTTGATCCCCGTCCCCTTGCCCTTGCTGGTCACCTTCAGGTAATCGTTGTGCAGGATCTTGTTATCCAGATCCACCGACCGGACGGACTGGTGGACGTTGGTGTTGAGCTCCAGGGTCATCGTCGAGCCGTTGAGGTCCATGTGGACGTTGATCCTTGTCACCCTCGCCTTGGCGCTTGGCAGCCCGCCCGCGAGGCTGTAGAATTGGTGCTCGGTGATCCCCTTGCGCTTCAGCACCGCCCTAAATTCGTCGATGTCGATCCTGATCCCCTTCCTTGACGTGATCCGTATATCGGAGGGGTCGATCTTGGCGAGGTTCAGGAAGTTGGTCTTGGTTTGCCCCTTGGGCGTCTTGGGCTGCGCTAAGGGCTTGGGCGCCTTGGGTGGCTTAGGCGGCGGGACCGGGGTGACGGCCACAGGGGTGACCCTTGGCACGGCCGGACGTGGCGCGACCACCCTGGGCGCAGGCGCAGGCGCGGGCACGGGCACGGATGGCGTCGGCCTTGGCGTCGTGGTCGTGGGGACGAGCTGCACGGCGGGGACCGCTGCCCTCGCGGGGACTTGGTGACCCTCCGGCCGGGGGATGAGCCTCCCATGGGCGTCCCGCTTGGGGATGAAGGCGACGCGGCAGCGGCAGTTAATCGTGAAGCCCGCAGGGGCGTCGATGTCGCCGGGCATCATCGCCTCCACCAGCGTCCCGTTCTTGGAGCGGGAGGTGAAGGGCTCGTCGGAGTCCACCACCATCCCATCCAGATCCCAATGATCGAAGGCGTCCTCCGGGATCCGTCTGGTCCTCGGATCATGGGCGGCGATCCATGTCTTGTTCGTCATAAAGGGGAGCGCCTCGTTGCCCTTCATATGGCCCTCGTTGGCTGCCCTTATCGTCTCGGTCCTTGCCACCCGGAGGGCGCGGAAGGCTGAGTAGGTATAATTTTGATCGGCCAGCCGCGAGGTGATGAGCTTCTGGATGTCCACGGCGCCAAGGCCCTGATCGATCCCGTCTTGGATCGCCTTGTTGGCGATGTCCAGGTAAAGCTGCCGCGAGTTCCCCGTGATGGTGGTCACCAGCTTGAGGCCGTGCTCCTGAAGCCACCCCTGGACGTAGAGGCTCCACTCCTCCGCCCTTCCCATCCCTGCCAGCCGCTTGGTGGAGCGGATCATGGTGTTGTAGGTGGCATTGGCCGCCACGGCGAACGACTCCCGGAACATCTTCGAGTAAGTCTGGGCCAGATCTTGGTCCCATCCCGCGAAGTCCACCTCGTTGACCGCACGGATCCCGCCCTTCTCCACCGCCTTGATGAGGTCCATGGCTTGGGCGTCAAGATCCCGGCGTATCAGTTTTTGATACTTGCGGATGATCTTGTTGGTCATCCTCTCGGTCCTTGTGAGGTATTCCCTGCGCTGGGTGGCTGTCATATCGTTATTTCATAAAAGGTCATATCCGCCGGGGCGAAGTGAGCCTCGACGCGCTGCTCCCGGATGGTGCGGCGGGTCACCACCGGACCGCTGTCGGTCTCGATGCTGCTCTCCTCCCAGTCGTGGATCCAGCCCACCACCACGAACATCCCGCCCTCGGTGTTGATCCCGTCCTTGTCCTCCCCCTCGGTGTTGCGGAGCTCATAGGTCCGGATGTGGCCGTTCTTGGTGTAGACTGTGATCACGTTCATCGTATAGTCGTTTTAAATATGTTTCCCTTGCCTTGTTTCTCATGTCGCGCTCCATCCGGCAGGTGGCCTCAGTCACCAGCTTCGGGAAGCGGGTCATCACCAGGGGCCAAAGTTCGCGCCGCTCTTTCGTGGTCATCCAACAGCTCGTTTATGTCGATCTCCCAGTCGTTGCGCACCCAGATCTCCCACTCCCTCGGCCTTCCGGCCTCATAACTGAAGAGGGTGAAGAGCTGCGCCCCCGGCCTGGGCTCGACGTCAATATGGTATATTCTTCTGGCCATCGTCTTCGGGATTGGTCGCCCCTGGATCCTCCTCATCCTGCTCTCCCTCGGTCGGTGTCAGGTCCTGCCCCGCCATCTCGATCGGCGTCATGCCGGAAGGGATGAGGCTGGTGGCATAGATCCCGCCCTTGGGTTCCCGGTTCATCTCGATCCGCTTCTCGTCCTCGGTCAGCCAGTAGGCATTGCGCAGGCTGTTCACCAGCTTCTCGATGTCCCGCTGGAGCTCCGGCAGGCTTGCCGCGTCGAAGTCGATGAAATACTTCCCCTCGGCCTTGAACCTGGGGAGGAGCCACTTGTTGAGCTGATCCCGGAAGGAGGCCATCTTGGGGATGACGGTATTGGTGACCAGATCCCTGAGGGCGTTCTGGTAGTTGTTGTCGCTGGTGTGCTCGGCGTCGAAGAGGACAGTCGGCAGTCCCAGCATCCGGCACCATTGATGGAGGGTCAGGTTCATTATCGGGATGATCTGGAGATCCACCGCGTTGAGGCCGAAGTTCAGGTAGTCGTAGGGACCCGCCAACACGCCGATGGTGTTGATGTTCTCGATCCCGTTGAAGCGCTCATTGACCGAGCGGGTGGCGTGATCAAGCTGGGGGGCGTCGAGCTTCACGATCTGGTTGCCCACCGGGACCGGGCTGAGGGCGCCCTTGCTTCCGCCGTTTCGCAGCATCCCCGCCGCTACTTCCGCGCCCCCGATGTTCATCATGTAGGTCTTCCAGCCCACCTGCACGATGGAGATCCCCCTCATGTGGATCCTCGTCTGGGCGTCCCACTCCGGCGTCCAGTTCTTCCACCGCATGAGGTTCTCCCTCGCGATGGGGATCCGCCCGTTGGCCTCCAGGGCGTGGCCCAAGATCCCATAAAGGTCATGCGGGTCATAGTAATCGATCACGAACTGGGTCGGCAGCACCTCCATCTCCACGATCTCGCCCTTGGGGTCGAGCCCGCTGTTGCCGTAGATATTCGCCTCCCCGCTGAGGTAGTGGAAGCCGAAGGCCGACTCCATGAACTGGTCCTGCCCCTGGTGATTGTTCGGACGTGCCAAGAGGCGGCCCAAGCCCTCCCCGTCGTCGAGGATCGCGTTCTCGTCATAGGCTGCCTTCCTCAGGCGCTGGGCCTTGACCCAAGTCTGGACGTCCATCTTGTTGCGGGTCATGTCCTTGTACATCCTGAGGGCGGTCTTGGCCTCCTTGCCCTGCTTCTGCTCGTAGACATACCAGGGGATCGATGACATCTTCCGGTTCAGGAAGGTCACCACGCTGTAAAGGTCGGCGCTGTTCAGGTAGGCCTTCACATAGTTGCCGGAGGCGTAGGTGCCCACGCTGGCCCAGTTGATGGGGATCATCGTCGGGTTGAGGTAGCTCTTGGTCGGGTCGAGGCTCTTCTTCCCGTTAAGGGCTGGACCCCTGAAGGGGCGGAGGACCGCGTCGATTATGTTCATGGTTTTCGGTTCATAGTATAAAAAATGTGGGCGCTGCGACCAGCTCACCCAGTTCTCGCATCATCAGCATATCACTAAAGTCCGGGGAGCGGCCGATCAGGTCCTTGACCTTGTTCTTGGGGACGACCTGCCGCTTGCCATCGTAGTCCATTTTATCCTGCTTCACCTGCTCCAGCTCCTCGGTGATGAGCGCCTTCACATGGTCCTCCACCTCCTCGATGAGCAGCCCGCCCGCGTTGATCCGCTCGGCTAACTTGAAATAGCACTGGCTCTTCAGGTTGGTGAAGTTCTCCATCCCTATGGGCTGCCCGTTATTCAGGAAGCCCCGGCAGCCAAGCTCGTCCACCACGCCACCGCCCACGCCATCCTCGTCCACGATCACCCGCGAAGAGGGGATGGCCCGGTCCTGCTGCAAGATACGGATCTTGGCCGCCACCTCGGTCGTCTTCAGGCCGTGATAGCGCCGGATCTTCACCCGGAAGCCTTCCCAGATGCCGATCACGGTCGAGTCCTTCCCGAAGCGGGCGACGTCGGCCGTGATCCACCGCTCCCCTGGGAGGACGTGGTGGTTGCTGTATAGTTGGCGGATCTTATCGTACTCGATTAAGGTGGCAGGGTCGTCATCGTACTCCCAGTTACCGTGGAGCAGGCGCTCCCGGCTGTTCCGGTCCAAGGATTGCAGGGTCTTGATGTACTCGGCGGGGATGTGCTTGTTGTCCTTGACGAGGGCCTGAATGAAGGCGCGGTCTTCCCTCATCGTCCCCTCCTTGGCACCCAGGTAAAACTGATAATAGGCCCAGTTCTTGGAGGGGTTGCCGGTCATCAGTATCTTGGGGATGAGCCCCCTGGATCTGTGGCCCTGGGCGCAGCGCCACAGGATGGGCTCGCCGCTCTCATCGGTCTCCAGGATCTCCTTCTTGACCATATCCCCACAGACGTGGCAGTAAGTCTTCAGCTTGTAGCGCATCCGGCTGATCACGATCCCCTTGGCCTTCTCGGTTACCTGGGGCGCCTCATCGATGAAGCCCCCGGAGATCTCAAGGGATCCAAGGGAGTCGAAGTTCGGATCCGCCGGGTAGGCGAAGAGGTCGACCAGCACGATCTGGCTGCCGTTGGCGATGTAGATCTTGCCCTCCTGTGAGGAGTATCGGTAATGATAACCCGCTTGCATCCCCTGGAGCGCCATCACGTCGAAGAAGGTCAGCAGGGTCGTGCCCTTCAGCTCCTTCAGCACCGCCCGCGCCATCATCCACCTCGATCCGGGGTATCTCATACAGTTCTTCCCCAGCCAGTAGGTGCCCAGGGCGCTCTTCCCGCCCCCTGCCCCTCCGCCGAAGTAGAGCTCCCTAGTCTTCCGATCCTCCAGCAGGTCGATCGCTGCCGTCTGCTTCACCGTTAGGTCCATTGGTTAGATAGTTTTTTGTCTCGGTCCAGTTGAGCGCGAGCTGCCCCTGGAGGTCAAGCTCCGAGCGCTCGATGTAGCCCCTTTTCTTGCCCTTGGTCTTCAGGTAGAAGATGGTCGCCGTATCGCTTCCCCGCTTGATGGACTGGATCAGCTTGCGCTCGGCGAAGTCCAGGGCGACATCGCTGAGGGCTTCCACCTTCGCCTTGTAGACAGGGTCCTCCTTCATCCAGTCGTAGTGGGTCGTTCTGGCGATGCCCGCCATCTCGGCCGCCGGGGTCACGATACCCAAGTAATATTCAAGCGCCTCGATCATCAGCCTTTTGAGGGCGGCAGACCTGTCTGCGACCACTTGGCGCCCCTTCTCGCGGTCCGCTTCGGTCAGGTCATAGTTGGGCGGCTTCTTCTTGGGCGGGTCCTCGGCGACCCTCAGATCCGGCGCCTTGACGTCCGCCACCCGGTCCACGGCCTTCTTCTTTTTCGTTGCCATCAGCTCAATATTATGCGGGTTCCCCCATTAATTTATCACTAAATTATCAACATAGTGTTGATTAATCCCTATTTTCGTCCCCATATGGGGTATCTGGGTTGAATTGAAGCCGGACGAAAGTCCGGTTTTTTTCGTTATCTTACCCCTGCTTTGGTTTTTTTTGTTTAATGTGTTGGCCCTCGGTTTTTACCGGGGGTTTTTTCATTATCTTGTCCCCGGATATTCAAGTTAATAGTGGGTATCGGATATTGGAAAAAAACATCGCGCCCCGCTCTCTAGTGGGGCTCCTTGCTTTTAGCCAGGTCCGGCCTGCTCGCGGTCTCCAGGTACACCCGCCACCACCGCCGTGATGCCAGTAGCTCGCGGTACATCTTGCGGCGCCCCGCGATCCAGTTGGTCACGGTGGCCAGATCCATCGGGATCGATCGCTCCTCGTCCATCCCTGAGATCTGGAAAACTGCCACGAAGGTCCTGCCTTTCATAATCATCCCCGTAATTTTTTGATCCTTGCCTTCACCGCCTCCATCAGCTTCTCCTGGGTGACCGCCTTGGCCGTCAGGGCCAGCGCGATGTCATCCTCCACGGTGTCCCGCGTCATCAGTATGTGGTTGGTCACCACCTCCCGCTGCCCCTGTCGGTCGAGCCGGTGGATCGATTGCTGGTACAGCTCAAGGGATCGGGGCAGGGTGAACCAGATCACGCGGTGGCCGCCCTCTTGCAGGTTCAGCCCGTGCCCCGCGCTCGCCGGATGGGCGACCATCATCGGCACCTCGCCCCGGTTCCACTTCCTTATGCTGTCCTCCGAGTCCAGCGCCACAGCCTCAGGGAAGCGCCTCAGGATCCGATCGAGCTCGTGGCGGTACTGGTAGAAGACCAAAACCGGATCGCCCACAGCGGCCTCGTAGAGATCCTCAAGGGCATCCAGTTTACAGTCGTGGATCGGTCCCACCCCTCCATCGTCGGTATAGATCGCCCCGCTGGTGAACTGGAGGAGCTTGGTGGACATCGCAAGGGCGTTCACGCCGGTGATCTCCTGCCCTGCCAGCTCCATCACGCAGTCCTCCTCGAACTTGTTATAGCGCCTCACCAGATCGTCGCCAAGATAGACCGGATGGATCACGTCGATCCTTCCCGGAAGGTCAAGGTAGTCGGACGCCTTCATCGAGATACAGATGTCCCCTATCCGTTCATGGATCTGGGCTTCGGCTCCCTTCTTCAGGGCGTACTTGATCACGATCATCCCGTGGAGGGCGGCAGGCGTGAAAAACTGCTCGCGGTAGCCCGTGACCGTCGGCCCAAGGCGCTCGCCCTGGTCAAGCAGGTAGAGCTGGCTCCACAGATCCAGCAGCCCGTTGGGCGCAGGTGTCCCGGTCAGCCCCACCACGCGGTCGATCTTCCCCCTCACCCTGCGCAGGGCCCGGAAGCGCTTGGCCGACGGGTTCTTGAA